GGGTGTGTGTGATGTCGTGCAGATGCCAGACGCCGACTAGGGCCACCGCTACGCACGTCCCGCCAGCGATCCAACTAAACCACGGAGACTCGATGATGTACGGGATAGACCCAGCGAAACCGCCGACCAGGAGCAAAGGCGTGCCAATCTTCACGGAAGCAAAAGCACACGCTAGTCCGCCGGCTACGACCAACCCGGCTCCCGTCATCGTCCAGATATTACGGGAGGCTTCCTGCTTTACGCGCGCGACTTCCTTCTGCAGCTCGACGATGCGGGCATCCTTCAGGGCAGAGACCCGCTTGGCCTCGACGGTGTCGGCTTCCATCTTCGCCCAGTTTGTATCGATAGAGGCCAGCAGCTTCTTTCCGTAGGCCACGGCTTCAGCGTAGTCCTTCTGGTCATTCTTGGCGGCCCGCGCGCGCGCTACGGCTAGGTCACCCTCGGAAGGGTTGGGCAAATAGGACAGGGCTACCCCCGTCTCGGCCTTGACCACTTCGGGGCGGGTGGCGTTCTCCCTGGCTACGGCTACGGCGGCGGCTACTCGACCGTCAGCCTTGTCCTGCTGATCACCGACAACCTGCACGATGGCTGGGGCGGTCGGAGCATCGGGTTGCTTCGGCAGCGGGTCGGAGAGCGTGGCACATCCTACCAGACTGAAACAGGCTAGTAGGGCGAGTCGCACAGGTCACTTGCCCTTGAGGGCTTTGAGGATGTCGACGGCCTTCTCGACCTTCTTGGAGGAGGCGTTTTTGACGCCAGCGTAAAAGCCACCAGCGAAGCCAAGCACGATAAGAATAAGGTAAATCATTTGCGTTCGATAAGGCCAGCCTCGGCGATGGCGATTTTAAGCGCGGCATCATTGTCGGCTACGAGGACGGCAAGGGCCGAAACGATTGTGCCATCCTGCGGGAAGTTGGCGAAGTGCGTAATCACTTTGGTGTCCGCAAAGTAAAAGACACCAACTTTTCCGGCCTTTACAGGCGTGGAGGTTTTAACGAGTGGGAGGTTCATTAGAAGGTGAGGACGTTCACGTAGGAATAAGACGTGGTGTAAACGGTTTGAATCGTCGCAGAGTACCAGTTGTTATAAATCCAGACGGCCTCGCTGTAAGGTGGGGTTCCGCCACCGCCTGGGCTGGCCCATTCCAACGAGCCTCCGTTAAACTTTAAAAACTGTCCACCCGATGGATAACTGGTGACCGATGACGTGGAGCCATTTGAAATGGCGTAAATCGCACCGCTTCCATTAACAAAGCCCGAGGGATTGCTGGTCAACGGATACTTATCTCCCAAAGCAGAATTCAAATCTATCTGGTCATAAAGCGTGCCAGAAATCGAACCCCAAGCCACGCCTCCGCCTGTGTAGGCCGTGGTCTGGACGGTAGCATCCGGGAAGGTGATGCCGTTTGCGTTGTAACGCATTTGATAACCACTATCATTGTCTGTCATATACAGTCCACCATTTACTCCATCGGTGACATTTAGATAAACGCTTCCAGAAACAGAATTTAAACCAACACTCTCAGCATCCATCCACGAATTACCAACAGAATCACTCAGACTCAAACTTGTCTCTGAAAGATTTGAAATTGTAGCACCTCCGCTGTTTAAGTCGATTGCCCCCGTCATCGTGCCGCCAGTTAAATCCAGATAGGTCGATGCGGCCGTCGAGACTTCCAGCTTGTTATTGAGCGCGGTCGCAAGGTCGGTCTGGTCACCCAGCGTACCGACGATGTCACCCCACGTCACCGATTGAGCAGGGACAGTCCCGCCAACATTAACAGTCCAAGCCGTGTAAGTTCCCGTTCCCGTGTGGCTTTGGACATTGACCACTAGGACACCTGTCCCCGAATTGTATGTCGTTACCACAGCGTGCATATGGTGCGAGGCGTCGTAAGCAATCGTCACATCTTGCTGGGTCGTGTAGGATAAGCCCGTCCCAACCGTGAAGGTCTTTGCGCCGTTGGCAATCGAGTTGCTCGTCGAGGATGTCGTGAGGTAGCGATCGCCGGGGACTAGGGTTGACCAGGTCACATCGTAGGAAGTGCCGGATACTTTGCTTAGCACCTGTCCAGTTGTCCCCGAAGCGGGTAATCCACGAGCCGTGACTGCGTAGGTGCTTGCTGCGCTCGAGGTCGTAAGGTACCCTTGAGCCTTAACAAAAGCGGTTGAGGCCGCGACAGTCGTATTCGAGCTAGTCGCTGGCGTTGGGATGGTGACCGTGCCGGTTAGTGTTGGCGATGCCTTGGGGGCATACGACGACATACCACTGATAGGTTGATAAACTCCGACTACATCAGGGGGGGTTAGAAACCCTTGACTGCTTACGTAACTAGCGTTAACGAAGTTGGAAGGGTTACTGTTGTTATATTTGCCGTCCAGCTCGGACTGGAGGTCGGTCTGTGCCGAGAGGGTTCCAGAAATTAAACCCCAAACACCCGTGTTGGTATCCGTTGACCAACCGGAATCGTAATCAGCCGATGAAAGTTTCTTCAGCACCGTTCCCGTTGCGCCACCCGGAGGCACACCAATGCCGGGGTCACCTTGGATGCCTTGGATGCCTTGGATGCCTTGGATGCCTTGGATGCCCTGCGGGCCTGGCGTACCGATTTCTAAAAGGATAGTCGCAGGTGCTTGACCCGTGACGGTCGAGTTAATGGCGCCGAAGGACTGCGTGGTGATCGTAATGCTGCTCATCAGTGGGTGACTTCGTCGATGATTAAAACGCGGATTGTCTCGGTGTAGAAAACTACGCCAGCGGTGCTAAACTTGATGTCCCATCGTCCCGTACCCGTAGACCAATCGGCCGTGCTGTACGGATAGGTCAAAGTGAAAGACAGGCCGTTTCCAGCCATTACCACTACTAGGTGGTAAGTCGTGCCGGCTGAGTCGATGACGTCAGAAGTAACGGTCGTGCCGAGGAGGTTTGCTGGGCCTGCTCCTGGGGTGTAACTAACCGTCCCAGCAAGGGTCGTGCCTCGTTTAAGTGTCACAGTCGTAGCCATACCTATGCCCTAGGGGGCAAGTTGGCTCACGGAAGGGGCGTAATGGACGTAATTGTCGTAAGGGCCGTGCTTTGACCGAGACTCGTCGCTGAGTACATCGCGTCGGCCGTCATTACCATCGGGCCGCCAATCCCTGCCACCGTCCCGCCGACTAGGGCGTTGTTCCATTGGTCCTCGTCAATCCCTACACCCGGATTGTACGCACCCGCAATCGAGAAGGCTGGTAAGGACGTATACCACGAACCCGTTGAGATTGACCCTTGAGCCGTGTTAGGAAGGTACGATTTGAATAACGTAGTCTCGTCGACGCTCCCCATTGCGTAAGGGTAAGTGCCGGGTGTTATGTATTCCGCGGAATGAAGATAGGGTAAGGTGACGTATGACGCAGGCGTAACAGGTCCGTAGGGGTCAATGCTCGAATCATAATAAGCGCCAATGACACTAGTGACAGCCGTTCTGAACAGCCCCCACGTGCTTAGGAAATCGCCCGAACCGATGCGCTGGAACGCTTCGGTATATGTCGGGGGCGTAGGCATTAGAAACCAGCGTAGTAGTATTTGGCGTCGAGCGTGTTCACCTTAATGCGATCCGTCCAAACGCTCTGCTTCGCCATCTGCCAGATTGTGATAACTTTGGTCGTGGGGTCTTGGTAGGCCGTAGCCAGGACGAGGTAAGCCGTCGTGTCATCCGTGGTAGGCATATACGACAGGGAAGCCACTACCGGGTAAGCAGGCACCGCGGAGACGTGGGCCGTGTTATCATCTGGGTATTTCTTATTAGCCGAATCGTAGCTCGTTTCAAGGACCACGTAGCTGTAATGGGTCGTGGCATGAAAAGACCACGTGTTGGAATAATTAGGGTCGGCGGCCATCGTCGTGGACGTACCTGACCACATCGGGGAAAGGTTGTTAACCAGACCGGGCACCATTTTAAAGTAATAAACTCCCGACGATCCACCCGTACCGTGACCGTTATTTGTCACCATCCAAGGGAACGGCTCTTTCTTGTAGATTGGCAAGTGGGCCTGCCATTCTGCAAAGATGTCGATATTGGTCCCCGTGCTAGTCCGCGAGAAGCCGTAGCCAGTCCCTGCTTCGAGTTTGCTCATCGTTAGGTAGGATAGACTTGAGACGGGTAACCTTCGCGGTTGAACCTAATCTCGTAAATGCATTTAACCACGTTTCCGTAGTCCTCGAAATTGAGCGACGAAAGGAGTAACTGGTTGAGGCCTCCGCTAGTCGTAAATGACGTGCCAATGTAATCAGGCAGTAAAACGCTACCCCCAAACTCATTGGTGCCGGAACTATGTCCGATAGCCGCTTTTAATGCCGCAATGCGGAAACTTGTCTTGATGATATAAATAATCCCAGAGAAAGCCGTAGTCGGAGCAAGGTACTGAGTCTTTCCGTAAAAGTTAGGATAAGCCGGATCTACAAAGCCAATGAAACGAGCGCCTGCCTCCGTCTCGAAGCACGCCCCATTGAGGCCGATGCACGACTCCAGCTGAACAACACTTCCAGACGTAGCCAGGACATTGACAAATGGGCCTTGAGGGCTTTGGGCTAATCCAGCAATCGGGCCAGCAATCGTCGTGAAGAAATTAGGATGGGTCGAGATATTCTCCGACGTCAGAGAGTCTGCTTCCGTGACTTGGCAATTCGTATGCTCAACGCCTTCACCGTTATTGATACCAACATACTCAGCGTGCAGTGTGACGTACCCTAAATGCTCTGAGGACATATCCCCCTTGTGTACGGCCATATAGTCGGAGAAAGGAGCCGCTGGATGAGCCGCCCCACGCGTGAAACCATTCATTGCGGCTAGGCCTTCAGTGCGGTTAATCTTGAACGTACACTTGCCTGTATAGAGCCCAAAGCCGTCGGTGGAGATAGTCCAGCCAGGCTGGAGATACGGGGAGGTTAAAGGGTTACCTTGGTCTTTTCGTGCCATAGTCGTATAAAATTAGTCGCTCATATCTCCGTGAAACTCGGGAGAGGTTTGATCGTCTTTGGTAAAGTCTTTGAAGTCGGCCGACTTACCCTTGTTAGCGATAGCCTGGAGCAAGAGGGTGTGCTTGCGCTGTTCGTCGAGCTGCGCGTTCATCATCTCGGTGACAGGGTTAGCGCCGACGCCGATCACATTAGAGAAGCCGGTGTCGTGTTTGAATGTTTCTGCTTTAGGTAAGGCTTCCGCTTTGGCCGGCATCGTGAGCAAGGCAGCTGCGGCCGCCGTAGCACCCGCACTTGTAACCTTCTTGGACTCTGCATCCGTAGCCATTTTACCGCCGACTACTTCTTCGATTAAAGCGGCCACCCTAGGGTCATTTGCCAGCATCCCTTCGGTAATGTTGACGAATCCGCCGCCTGCTTGGGCTTGAGCTTGCGCCATCTCAAGGGAGATAGACCGCGTAAGGGCTTCAACCCTTGGATCAATCGGTCCGGCCTCGCCTTTTAAATATGCTACGGTGGCTTCGCGGCGTTGAATAGCCACGTTCTCCTTCTTCTTTTCAAACTCTTCCTTTTCAGCCTTGGTTTGAAGAATCTTAGCGAAGGGACTGGTCAAGGCCTTAGCCTCGGAAATCTTCTTGTTCAATTCGACCCATTCACGGAGCACCTTGAGCATCTTTTCCCCTTCCGCACCAAAGGCCGCCACCGCAATGGCAGACTGCTTGGTCTCGTCGGTAGTCGTATTGATAGCGTCAGAGAGGGCTCCAAGCACTTGGGCCTCCGTAATCCGGCCGTGGATAAGGTCCTCAGAAGAGAATCCTAACCGCTTGAGCACTTCGTGATAATGCGACGTTGAATCTCGGGCCTCGATAATGGCCTTCTTGGCGTTCTTATTGGAGGTCGTATAGTCATCCATCGTTAAACCCATATCAGCCGTAGCCGCCGATACCTTTTGGTACTGCTCTACGCTCATCCCAGCGTCACGCGCTTGATTCGTTAGTTTTGATCCAGCGTCGACAGCCTCTTTGATTTTTTGCTTATACTCCTCAATGGCTGACTCAATCTTGCCAAAGACAGCGTGGGCAATAGCCAAAGGCCCAAGCACGTGAAAGAGCGATTTCGCAATCTGATTGCCGACGTGCTTTAACTTGTACGTGAACTTTGTGAACGCCTGGTCCATCACGCCCATATCAGCTGCGGCCTTCTTCGTCACCTTTTCAGTGTCGGACGTGCCTTTGATGGCATAGCGGATTTCTTTAGTTGCCATTAGAGTCTCTTTCCTTTGCCGAGGCGGCATCCTTCTCCCGGACGTCATCCATAAACTTCTCCTCTTCCGTAGTCATCAGAGAGATGTCCGCCCCCTTGTTCATCGAAAAGGCCGAGTTCATCCAGATGGCTTGGCTCTCTGGCATATTCCACGCACGTTCCTCCTCAATGCCGTTCTGGATAAGACCCGCAATCACCCCCAGCACCCAAGGGATACCGCTATCCGAGGCCTTGCCACTGCTCCCCGTCTCTTTCGGCCAGAACTTGGGCCAATCATCTAGCCCGACGTACTCGCGAAACACCGTCACGGCTTTGAGCATTAGTTCCTTATCTCGCCCTAGCCGGATAATCCAGATGCGATCGTGGAAACTGTAGTCCCCAATTAGGCTATCTGAACAAACGTGCGCCGCGATAACTAGGTCAACTGGCGTCACGGGGTTACCCTCCTCGACCAAAGGAGACCCAAGAGCCATTAGCATTAATCGGTGCTTAAGGCAAAAGGGCTCAATGAAACGACCCAGAAACTTAATCCGGGTCGGTACCGTAAATGAATTGACGAAGCGGCTGTCCATCTGGGGGTAGTGTCCCCCCGTTCCGCGTTAAGTCAATTAGGCAGGAGTGATGCCTTCGTAGGCCTCAGCAGTAATGGAGACCTTCGTGAACTCCTTATTGCCACCCTTTTCGTCAATCTTGGTAATCCAGCCGACATATGAGTTCGTACCAGTCGTGCCGTAAGCCGTGGTGGCGTGAACCGCAAAAGTGATGCTGGCACCCAACATCGGAACCGTGCCGGTCTTGCAAACGCCTTCGAGGCTCAGCTCGCTCTTGCGATCGTCACCGCGCCAGGTCTTCGTAATGCCGTTTTCATCCATCACCATTTCGGCCACATTGAAGGCAGACGAAACGCTGTAAGACTGGACGTAAAGATTCGTGACGGTACCAGCGATACCGTAGAGGCAAGTGGTTCCTTGGGTAATAGCGGCCATTTGATTTTGCAGGGTCGGGCAACTTAATTAGTAATGACCGTCAGGACATTGAAACCGAAAGACGTGGCCCAGCTGCGGGTGTCGACGCCTTCGTCTTCTGAACCGATAGTTACGTCGTACAGGCTTGCGTTACCTTCAGCCGTGAAGACAGCCTTGAACGATGCTACGTCCTGCATAATGCCTGCCAGCACCGCACACCGACTACGATGAGCAGACAGGGTCGTGTCATCCGCATTTGAGTAGATGGTCAGCCGGACGCCACAAAGGTAGTTGCCAAGGCCTTCGGGGAGGTCTCCAGGGGCTCGGGCCGAGTCGCAGACCGTGATAATCTTAGGGAGCACGTTATCGTCGGCGCTGTCCCCCGTGTAGATGGCTACCCCTGCGAGTTCAGTTTGGGCCGTCAAATAGGTTTTGAGGTTAGCCTCGACGATGTGGCGGATGCTCTTGACGGCGGTAGTCATAAAATTGCAAGGGCGGGGAACTAGAAGTTATTGACGTCTCGGCCGATAAGTTGGTCTAGATCGCGTTCGATGCGTGCGATGGCGTTGCCATATACTAGATTTAATACGCCGAAGAATGTAGCAATGTCATCATTATCGCCAATGGGATTAGCGAACTCTAATTCAAATCCTTTTTCTGATTTAACCATATTGAAATAAGGAACTACTCCAGGGAACTTCTTAACGTAGCCGGCCACACCCTTCTGACCGAAGTTTTGGTCGACGCCTTTCTTTTGAGGTTTTGGCATTGTTACAATGTAATTCCACCAAGCGGCTTTAAGTTTTCCGACCTCTTTTTGGCGCAATTTAATGTATTTATCTAGTTCATTTTTAGATTGAACCATATATTTCCCTTTTTGCTCCCCTAAACGGTGAGCGTTTTTTTGTCCTTTTAACTTTAGTTGATTGTGAATGGCCGCAATGTCCGTAACCACCGCACGATCATAATCATTTAATTTAACCTGTAATTGGTTAAAGTAATTCTGGGCCTTCTTGAAAGACCGCGTTTGGTCACCGTCCTGTACAATCTTATTGGTAAGCACGGAGTCGAAAGTGATGCCAGCATTGATTATTTGTTGCTTAGCTTGTGTATAAGCTGAAGCATTTTTCATCTTAGCCGCGGTTCCTAATTTATTCAATAAAACGGCGGCAGGCGCTCGAGTTCTATCATTTTCAGCTACAAACATAGCATTAATGTCTCTAAAAATGGCTCGTTTACCTACAAGTTCGGCCTGTTTAGTTTCGCCACCCCCACCACCAGCCATTAACGGCGGGGAAAAGATGATGCTGTCTCGAGCCATTAAAGCAGATTCGCGTAATGACGCGTATTCCATTGACCAGCCTACCTCTTGAGCAAAATCAATGAGGGCGGCTTGAAACTCCGCAGCTGAGGCTTGGCGTAAAGCCATTGGACTACTGAGTGTCCTCGATGACCGTCAATGTGATCCAAGCGGAATTAGGCTTAAATGTCCGGCTCGAGATACGCAAATGGCGTCCCCCGACTGTAAGTTTCTTGCCAATGGCAAACAATGCGATGGGTAGCCCAGCGGTGAGTGTCGGGCCAGATGCCCCAATAGACCCATCTGGGAGGCTCCAGGAGGCCGTTACAGCCGGTAGACGCACCGTGTGTAGGGTCTGGGTGTTGAACCCCCCTGCTTCGAGGGTCTGGTTCATCACCGGGTCGGAGAGCATACACAAGAACGACAGGGACGCGTCAAAAGTCTGACCGCCAATGCCAAAGTCAGCCGT